TTTCTTCAGATAATTGAAAACCAAGAGTGTTTAAAATCTTCAGGTAAGTTTGCCAATCGTCAGTAACACTAAATAGAGACAATCCAGATTCAAAATTTGGTTTGCCGGGAGTTATTTCCATAATAGGCATACTGTTAATAATCGCTGTATCACTCACATGTGATTGTGGTGGCATACCAAATGTTCCGTTAAATGGAGCAAGTTTCATTTATTATATCTCCTTAATGTGATGCCTGTAGTAGCATTGGTACTGCAAGTGATGTTTGTCTTTTTGAAGCGCTTTGTCTATTTCCAGGTGCAACATTGTTTGTGTGAACATTAGTATTGTTACTTGTTATAACATTAGTACTTTGTTTTATTGCATTGACTTGCGCCGCTCCTGATTTTTTGTTTTGTTCACCAATTTGATCAAGTTTATTTGCTATAATTTGTTGCTCTTGTGCTACTTGTTTAGCTGTACGTTCAGCAATGATTTTAATCTCACTTTTATGTGCCGGTGCTAGTTCTTTCGGCATTATATCGTTCATATCAACAGGTTTAATTGGAGGAGCTTCTTTTCCTTCCAATGCTGCTTCAAGACTATCAGCAAGAGTTCCGTGATGAATACGACCTATAACTTCTTTAGCTTTTTTATATATTGGGCCAATTACTGACATATTTTCAATTTTCTTATCTGCCCAATCTCTTATACCTCTAAATGCTTTCATAAATGTAACAAGAGGAAATAGTAAATTGGCTAACGCATCCTTCATAACATCTTTAAATTGATCCCAATTAAAGTTTTCAAAGAACTGACTTACACCATCTTTTACAATTTGCCATAATGTTCCGAATGATTCAAAGATACTTGAGAAAATATTTTTCAATCCTTGCCACATTTCACCTATAAAACCAGGACCTGATAGCCAGTCATCCAACCATTCATATATACTTTTACCAACAAATTTTGTCAAAACCCAAAAGCTTTTGATTCCCTCTTTCAACATCTTATATGGAAATGTTGCAACATCCCAAATTGATGAAACAATACTTTTGATATCTTGAATGTATTGGTTCATATATTCAGAGATTTTTTCTCCACCAACGAAACCAAGGACACCGCCTGCCAATGCTCCAATAGCACCACCAATCATAGTACCAACACCAGGAATGATTGATCCGGCTGCTGCACCCAGTGCCGCTCCTTTCAAAGCACCACGTTTGGTTCCTTCCCATCCACCTTTTCCAGCCTCTCCAGCACCACCTAAGGCAGCAGAGAAAGCACGAACTAAAACATTTCCAGCAAATCCTTGTGGATCCGTTATAGCCATATACATATCTTTAATTGTCATCCAACCGCCAATTAAAGCACCTGTTCCTGCGGCAGCTGCACTTCCAAGAAGTCCTGCCCCACCTTTAACACCAGCTCCTATAACACCAGAGACACCACCAGCAGCATATGCAGTACTAGCTCCACCTGCAACAGATGATATAGCTCCACCCACTCCGGTTGCTAACCCTCCGAGACTGGTTAGGGCCAATCTTCCTACCCATGCGGCAATACTAAGAATCGGTTTTACAATTTTCATGATACCGCCACCGATTTTTGTAAAGAATCCCAAAATGACAGGAATCCAACTTTTGATTCCCTGACCCATCTTTTTAAATCTGTCTTTCAGCCCTTCCATTCCTTCTGATTGTTTTTTTCCATAACCTTTAATTTTTTGCCAGATACCAACTTTCTCTTTGTCACTTTTTTTATCTTCTTTGTATTTCTTTTCAGAAAATTCTGCTGTTGCAGAAATATTCTCAGCCATACTTGGAGAATGTGGGCCTTCTCTTTTCTCTTGATCCTCTTTCATACTTCTCATTTTTTCAATGTTGTCGGATATCTTTTCCCACAACCCTTGAATTTTGTCTTTCCCTCTTTTTCCAAAACGCTCAGCACGTTTTTTCATGGCTCGAGCTTTGAACTCTGCATCGAATTTAGCATTTGCTAATTTCTCTTCTGCATCCTCAAAATAAGTATTTCCCCCACCAGCTCTTTCCTGAACTTTACCACGGATATTTTCTTTTGTGATACCCATGTTTCTCAGAATTGCCATTGGGCTTAATAGATCACTAAAACTTGTTATGCCTGCTTCTGATAAAGCACTTCTATCTAAATCTAATCTGTCAACAAATGTATTGAATAAACCTTCCTTTCCTCCAGGTTCAATACTTCTGCTTGTCATGAACTCTTTGATTTGACCAAATAGAGTATATGTTTTAGATGATGTAGGAGATACTTTTTCTCCAACTAATGCTTCAGCGGAAACATTTGTAAATTTGGCAATATCTCTTAGATACTGCATACCTTTAATATAGATTAATGCTAAGAGGTTAACTTGTTGTTGATATATATTGCTTGTTCGGGTTGCTTTTCTTACATCTCCAATAAACCCTCCACGAGCAGCAAATAAAATTCTGAATGGAGCAGAGATAACTGTTTGCATTGTTTGTGAAAATGCTAGAATACCTCTGAACGTAGGATGTTCTAACAATGTTCGTTGCCATGCAAGTTGCATTCTCGATGCCGTACCGATCATACCAACTTTCAATTCATTGATAGATTTTAATAAAGCATCCTGTGACCCTTGCCCAACTTTAGCAAGGGACTTCATTTCTTTATGAATAGCTGATAATTTTTCTACAACTTGTGTACTACCCATTGGATCAATTCTATCTAAGATTTTATCAATGGGACTTACAACTTCAGCAGCATGTACTTCAACAATTCCACCTTTCCTTACCAAACCACCTTTTTGTAGTTGAGGAACATCGTCTTCTTCTTGTTTCTTCTTAAAAACATTTGCAAGAGATTCACCAGCACTTGATAGTGTGTTACTAATTTTATCTTTCATTTTTTGTGCTGCTGATTGAAAAACATCTGTTTCCATAAACTTGGCAGCAAAGTATCCAAATAAAGGAGTAGCTCTGGAAAGTGCCATTGCCATTGTATTTGTTTTGTTGACACTTATATCTTCACCAATAGCTTTTCCGTATTGACCAATAGCAGAACTTGTAGCTTTCGCTGTATCCAGTGTAATGTTTTTTACACCAATAGATAGTTGTTGAATTGTTCGTCCAAGACTTTTAACGACTTGATTATATCCAGAAGCAGTTTCACTTGTAAACTCTCCACGTTCAGCATCTAATGTTGCCATCAATCTTTGTTGTTCTTTTGTTAACGAACTGATCTCACTGGAAACTTGCAATCTTCTTTTGTTTTGCTCTTGAACTAAATCGTCAACGGATTTATGAAGACTGTTTATACGGCGTGCTCTATCGCTAGACATGTTAGCGCCTTTATCAGGCATCATACTCGTATCAACTTTGTCTGCCATTTAATATCTCCTTACTTGTTTTGGTACATTCCAAGAATGTCAACAAAACCACCCATCTCTCCAATGTTATCTTTTATATCTTTCATAATCCCTTCATTTGTAAAGTCGCCTGAGATTCTTGAATTACCAGCTATGATACCTGCCATTTCTGCTGACATTGCTGTAAACTCTTGTGATTCAATCAGCATCGGTGGATCGTATTTTCTTACATACATAACACATGATGTAGCAAGTACTAAGTCGTCATGACATCCTGTATCAGCTTCAACACGACCACTTGTTTTTGTTACCATACCTGCAATTTCCAAAGCCAATCTTTCAGATTTTACACACTCAGGAAATTGAGTAATGTATGAATACAAAGCATCAATCATTAATGGTCTGGTTTTTGAGTTAGTTGAAAGACCAGGAAGTATTGTTTGCTTGCCTCGTCTTTCTTTATATATCATATGTCCAAACTCACTATAGTTTAATTGTTCAACAACTTGGTTACCATATGAGTTTGATTCTATTACAATTAGTCCGGGATATTGTGCCGCTAAAACTTTTACAACTTTTACAAAATCCATGACTTTACATTTACCTTGATATTCTGCAACTTGTTCAAGAGTCTCATAATCCCAAACAGTTATAGCAGATTTATCATCCCCATGTTCAGGCGCAGTGTCAACCCCCATTATATAGTATCTACCAGGAATGGGGTGTGAAAATTTCCATATATTACCATTGAACAATCTCATTATTTCCATTGGTGGAACAACTGCATCTTGAACTTTTTCAACAGTTTCGGGTTCAAAGAATGAACCTTCGGCTGGCAAGAATTTTAATTCCAATTCCTGTGCAATTTTTCTTTTATCATTGTCAAACAATAAACATTGAGTCTTATACCAATCTTTATCTTCTGCTAACTCAGGGATACTTTTCCAATGAATTACAAATGGTTCAAAGATATCATCCCTTGATACAGCACTCATATATCGTTTAAAATACCATTCTCCAATTCCAACAGTTTTGTTTGGAGTTGAAAGAACAACAGTTCCATAGGGAACATTTGCTTTCTTTGCTTGCATTTGGTTCGTTGATAATGCTGGGACCATAGAAGTCCATGCAGTATCAATATGATGAACGAATGCTGCCTCATCAATTACTAAAAATGTCAATGCCTTACCACGAAGAGTTTTATCTGGAGCATTTGGATTAACTGGGGATGCGAATACTTTTGATCCGTTTGTTAAAATAAATGACTGCTCTGTTCTTTTTGCAAACCCTCTTCCCAAAGGTCCTTTTGGTGGCTTCATCCATTCAGGTAATTTCTCGACCATTCCACGAATAGCTCTCGCAAAGTCGGTAGCTTCTTTTCCATCCTTTGAAATAATACCAATAACGGCATTGTCAAAAAAGATAGTTAGCCAAGCAGAATATGCCTGAATAATTGTTGAGATACCAATCTGACGACTCTTCAACACTAACACATAATGTTTTTCTTCAATCAAATTAACTAACTCGACTTGTTTCTGATATGGTACAAGGTTAATATCTTTTCCCGGAATTTCAATTAAGATGTATTTTGAACAAAAATATTGAAAGTCGGATTTGCACCTTAAAAATTCAGTTACATATTCATCTGCTAATCCTTGAATATCTCTTGGTTTCGGTATAGCCATACTGTTCTCCCTTTACATTTTGTTCTGAATATTAGATAGGTTCTATGCTTAAAGGAGAATTAATTCTTTTTATTTGTTCGATATAGACTGATTTGACATGTAGTTGCCCAGTCAGGACCTTCTTTAGTAAAATTTATACTAGACGCCCACAATATATACTTTCCTTCAAAATCCAAATATTCAACTGACTGCGGTTTAAACTTTACACATTCTCCAACATCTATAAGATTTAAAACGGGAAGGTTTCTTTCTAAGTTTAAGGATATCAATGAAAGAGTTGATAAAGACCTTCCCATCATGGAGTTGAATAATATCGGATTTGTTTCATAACCTGTATCTTCATTGTAATACTTTACACGGTTTACAACTGGATCAATAAATAAATTTTTATTTTTTTGACTGTATAAAAGTGAGTTGTTTCTAGCAACTGTTTTAAGATCCTGTGAAACTGTTGCGGTAATTGTTTTCGACGGTCTTACAATATGATTTGATGTTGAAGCTAACATTCCAAATTTAGCATTTCCATCGTATGTAGATGTAATCATATCATATGTATAAAATACGTTACCTGACAAAGATTCCTCATATATTTTTTCTTGTTGTTTTGATGAAGATCCACTACTCAATTGATAAACTGTAAATGTTTGATCTCTCTGAAGTTTCTTTGTTAGATTTTTTATATATACCTTATTGTCATATTGGCAGAAAACTCCAGCCACTCCATCAAACAATCCAAACCTTTGATCTAAATATCCATCAAAAATATCTTCAGAATCTCTATTATTTTCTTTTATAATTCTATAAAATGTAGTTGGTGGGATACAAACTTGATCTATAGGTTCTGTATTTTGTCCATTTGAATCATAATTGACACTTGCCCCAATCGTTGAGGCCATAGATGTGATCATTTCGTTTAATGTTTTCCCAATAAAAACATCATTAACTAGAGCTGACATAGTTTGATAAGGTTTTCTGACAAGTGTTGTAATTGTAAAAACAGTTCTATCTTTTATTTTGTCCTGCGTCATTTTACCTTTTTCTATTAAATCAAACTCAGATGTCAAATATAACAAATCAACAGCTATACTTGGACCAGGATAATCTTGTTCTCTATAAAGAGTTATCTCCAATTTGATTGGTTCACCGCCAAAGATATCTTCAATTATAATATCATTTGGATCCAATAAAAAAGTTATCTCCACCACTTGATATGCTGTACTAAGAGAGGACGTAAACTGCACTTCAATCGTATCGTTGGTGTAATCTAAATCCTTAATTTTCACTTTGATATTATACAGCTTATTTGGCTGATATACCTGTTTTGTTTCTGCCATCGTAATACCCCTCTTTTCTTTTTTGTTCCAAAAAAAATGGGGGGTTACATGCCTCCCCCCATTTTAAGGCACCTCTACTCTGCTTGAAGTCTCTCTAAGACATCGTACATTCGTGGAGGTATAACAAGAACACTTTCGGCTGCGTTTTCCATCATGCGTTTAATATTCAAGTTCGGTTCAAAGCTACTGTACCTTACGATGGCCAGGAACATTTGCCAGGCAGTTGGTAAAGTTCCTCCTGATTGACTTTGGATTTCATCCAATAATGCTGAAACGGATTCTCTCCTTTTCTTGCCATATCCTTCGATAACATCAAGTACCCCGAGCATTTCGTCTTCGGTCAATGTGCTTGCGAAACTCTGAGTGATCATTTCTGAGATGTTGTCTGTGAACACTTGCATGTATGAGTTGATTGCTGAAGACATGCTTGTTCGGGAACTGGCAATATGGACCTGTCTCATTTCACCAAGATTGAATCCAAAGGTAACACGGTCTTGATAAAAGTCCATCGTAATACCAAACGCAACAGATGCTGCTCTTGTGCCATCATAACTATTGTTTACAATCATAACAGGCAGAACATCACCCACAGTGAAGACTCGTTGACCATTTTGAACAACGATCTCATTCCTCATGCGTGTGTAGTCATATGAGAAGATTGTATTTTCAGTCATAATAGGCATGCCGACTGACAATATAGATTCTCGAATAGAAGTATTCAAGACATTATTGCCAATGAACTTATATAGATTTGAAACATATCCAACATATTTATAATCTGTCCACTCAGGAGCTTTCATAAAAATCCCCATCATCGGAACTTCTAATCCGTCAGTTGGATGTGTATTCTCGAGATTTAAAAATTGAGATGCTAACTGTCTATAAATAACTTCAGAGTATTGATCTGTATATTTATATAATCCTTTTTCAGCACCTGCAATATCCAATCCCATTTCTTGTGCTCGTTGTGCAAATGTGATCATTATGTACCACCTTCCACGTATTCTCGTATTGCTTTTTCTGTGGGGATAACATCATCCCCAATTAAAACTTGTTTCATAGCTTCAGCAAGTCTTAAAGTTAAACTTGTTTGAAACATATGATTTCCGTCTTGAAATTTATATCTACATAACATTGAAGCTATAGCATCAATAGCTTCTGGAAGCTCTTTAACCCCATGATTCCCATTTCTATCTTTTCCAACTTCAAGAATTAGGTCATTTGGTTTTTGTTGAGTTCGTCTTAAATATATTACCAGATCAGACATGTACATTTTTTCTCTTGTTGTGGGACGGGTAATATGATAACTCCCACCCCCACCACCATCACCTGATGCTTTAGCATGTAATATCATAATTAAACCCTTTCGATTAATGACCTTAGATATATATCTCTACCATCGAATTTAAATGCTGGCCAGCTCACTTTATGTTTGAATCTACACTCAAGCTCCCAGAAATATTTCATACGATCTGGAGTCCATATTGATGCATGAGGACATGATGGTTCATTTAAAAGCTCCGTAGTTAGTGTAATATTATGAGGAGCAAATGCTGCTGAACCAATTTTATTGTGATCGTTTAAAATCATTTCTGCAAGCTGATTATAATTGGGAACAATTACATCAACTATACCACCTTTTTGTAATACTGTTGATACAAGATACATAAAGTATTCAACCTGTGTAAATGTTACATGTTCCAGAAATCTATATATTACAACTCGATTAAATACAATGGAGGTTCGTTCCATGAACTCAAATACATCCATATTTAGATTTCGAGATTTTGTCAAACGATCTTCATCATTGCACCATTGTTGTATATCAGATTCTAATTCTGATGCTGTATCTACTGAAAAATATGATGTGTCTACATTTAAAATGTATTTCGGCATCATAATATTTTCTTTTGAATCTAATGGGAGTGGTGCAAATTTTCCTGCTGCTATGTTTAGTACAAGCATTTTCACCTCACAAAGTCTACCACAATACTTTTCGTAAAGGGCGCTATATAAAAATTGAAATATCTATCTCGATCAATATCTTCAGGATCCATGATTTTCAATGTTGCTTTCGTAACTTCCATCTGACCATATTCCTTTAGATATATATTGAATCTGTTATCATCAATAGGAATACCAAATAATTTTGCGCTTTTTGTAGTCATGATGTGATCTTTGATTCTCTGTAAATTTCTGAATATTGATTCTTTATTGGTGTAATTTATTTTACAAATTTGTTCATATATGTCATTCATTTCATCATATTTATACGGAACACCTTTTATTGATACTCCCATTTCACTATTCAAAGCAATGTACCGTGTCCGATCAATTGATGAAATGAAGATGATAAAATGTTTACGAATGTTTAATGGAATGCCTTTAAGATCTGTTACTCTTAATTGTTTTTTATACAGAAGAATACCATCGTATTGCCGTAAGATAATATCATCATCCGTGATTTCATTTACACGGATATATTCATCAATAATGGAATTGGTTGTGTTCCTTAATAGAGATGTTAGTTTTGGATTCTTTCTCATCATCTTACCGATTTGAATGTTTCTCTCCAGTTTATTATCGACTTCAATGCCTGTCATATCCAACCCTAAATTTTGCATGATTGAATAATGACAGGATTCAATATCGTAAAGATAAACATCTCTTAAAACTAACTTTGTGCTTTGATTTATTTTCATAGTGAAAGATGGGCGGGTCTACTTGGGAGCCGGACCGTGATTGATATAATATACCCCGTTCGCACCCGCCCAAACTCCTTATTTCAAGATATCAATCAGAACATTGTCGATTTGAAGATGATGGTTAATGTCTGTAACATCATCTTGTCTCTCCAACAACCAATCAACCACCGATTGATTTGTTGTCATTTCATCAACTGACTTCGCTGATTGTTTGTATAGCAATTGCAATGCTTCCAAATCGGCAGTTGCGGCCAACTTCTCAGCTGTAACTGCTGGCTGTGTTTCTGGAATTTGCAACTCTTCATCTTTTTTCTTCACACGCACGACCGCATAGGGAATAAGTTTTCCGCCAACTTGGCTACATAGTGTGCAGATGAGACCAGTACGAACACCATATGTCTTGATGAACATGTCTTCGTATTGGTAAACAATTTTGAATCCATTGTTATATACGTCCATTGATATGGGTGTCAAATTCAACACCGGCATAGAATCGGCATTGTCAAACACTCTCAATGTTCTTTTAGCATTTCCATCGGCGTCGGTTTCACTGTCATTGTCTTGAACAGCCATAATAAGGGTCTTGTCTGCATCAACGCCACGGATTGCAACCTTGACTTGATTGATGTTATCAAGGTTTGAAGTATTTCCGTCGAACCATGCTGATAGCGATGTAATTGGAATTACACGACCTGGAGTTTCTTCTACTACTTCTTCGGCCACGGCCGGAGTTTCTTCAGTTGCTTCTTCGATAGGAAGATCCAAATCTGCTTCTGAAAATATTGCCCCTTGATCTGGAGCTGGTGTGTCTTGTACCATCTGTGTTAAATTCTCGTTCATTATTATACTATCTCCTTTGATTTTTTATTCTTTCCATTTTAAAGCATCGTTCTCAGCATTTTCTCTCCATTTACTGGGATCGATTATCGCATATGTTTCAAGAGCAGCTCCTGAAAGCGCTAGAATCTTGATAATTTCTTCATATGCTTTCACTGGTGCAAATCCATTACATTGGTGCTCAGCACATGCGGTCAACCATGGAGGTAAATCTTTTTCCCACTTACCGGCATAAGCTGCTTTGGCTTTCTTTATATATTCCTCAAGGAATAAGATAAAGCTGGGGAATGATAATGAGGGATCATTTTTGTATTCACCAAATACACTTTTCTCATAATCCCTTTCCTTCTGATATAGTTCGTTAATCATACACTCTCCTGATGAAATATTTTGTATATTTCGTGAACCATCCCATTTCTTGATTCATTGGAATCTTCACGATCCCGATTATAGATCTCAACGATCTCGGGAGGGATAACATTTAACATATACTTGAATTTAATTTTGTTGGGATATCTGCATTTTGTAATGAAAGGTTTAGTTGTCCAATAATGTCTTGTCTTCCCAGCTTTTGGGCCAGTTAACATCATCGTTACAAGACCGTAATCAGTAAAGGTTGAATATTTTAATTTGATTTTTCTATATCTCCCTATGATTATGGCCAATTGTTCATCGGCATATTTTGCAATCTCTGGGATTCTTTTCCAGAATTTTTTCTGATCTCTTTTCGTTGCAAACCAATCTGTCCAATTTTTACGATGTGGTGGAACTAAACCATTATGAAATTTTACAATATCCCCTTTTCTCCAGAACATGTGAGGGTTATCATTTAGATATTCTTTTACTACTGTATATGTCATTGGAGAATAACCCCGACTCATATACTGATGTCTTCGACCTTGATATTTTGATACCTCTCTACTATATTCCCACGGAAACATTATGCAACCAACCTTTGTAAAAATTCGTAATTCTTCATAATTTTATCTTTGTATTGTTCCATATATTCAAGAACTATTGTACCATTCCAACGATGTATCCTTTTTAGGTCATTGATAAAAGCCATGAGGTTTAATGATCCTCTTGAATCGTTGAATGGCATGTGATCTCCAATTCCTTTAGCACGATTGGAAAGATGAATAACAGAAGTATGCTTCAATATATATGGCATAATTCTATGATCGAACCATACTTCTTCTGAATGACTTGTATCTAATGTCATTCTTAATTGTGGTGACTGTTCTTGAATACATCTCTCAATGATATACAACGGGCTTCGATATTCTTTCTTCGATCTCCACTGGAAGTTTTCGATACACAGTATAGCATTGAGTTTGGCAGACATGAAATTGTTTACGAAATCTCCAATGTTTTTGTTCGGATGTATGACATAATATTTACATCCAAAATCTACAATCCCGTCCGCTATCATTTGATATGTCGCATCAAAATCCCTTCTTAATGCATCTATAGGTAAATGCATAACCTTAACTTTTGTTTTACTATCAATAATATTTTGTGTCAACTCATCTCTATACTTCAAATACAAATCATACTTGTACAAAGAGAGTTGAATGTTTGGAGGGATTGTATCCAAATTATATCTGTTTTCATTCCCAAACCCGTATGCTACTGCAACATCAATCATAAATATCGTCTCCCGTTAAACCCACCCGGTATATCTTTCCAGTTAACTGCAATTGCTTCAGAAGTATGAATTGATTCTTCATGAATACACTTTACAATCCAATCATAAATATGACCGTTTGTATCAAGAGCTCTCGATATAGTTCGAATAGCATCTTCAACAAACATTGGATTCTCTGCCGCAACTCTTGCAATTTCTTGTTCGTCAACTCTTTTGATTACTGGATACGGAAGGGTTTTAATGTTTGATTCGACTGCTTCAATAATATCCTCTAACCATACATATTTACCTTCTACTGATTCAACTAAAATATCAGCGTATGATCTTTGATTATGTGGAAACCCCTTGCTTTCATTACAAGATAAATGACTACACAATTCTGCTGAACATGGGCAGTATGATGCATACTGAATAATAACACCTTGATAGAATCTGAACCTATCATAAATCTCATATACATCAACAGGTTCCACATTCCTTTTTGCTTCATACAACTGCCCTTCAAAACGACATTTGTAATATATTGGAAATTCATGATCTGAAAGAATTGACTTACGACTGATCGGCATACGAAATTCAAACTTCATATAACTTGCTGTACTGCCGACATTCTTTTTTAGATCTTCCAATATTTGTTTAATGAGTGTGTGTTTCAATGGTAAATCCAAATACGGTTTTAACGTCAAGAGCAATCGAGACATTGAAATCCCTTTTGTATCTTTATCTAAATTTGTTCGTAGGGATACGTTTGCCACCAATTGATGGAAACCTCCGTATTTAGACTCCAATCTAAAAGGGACTTCAACATTCTCAACTCCTACTTGTTTAATAGGAATACGAATATTTGGAGATTCACATTGAATATCTGGTAGACATTCAGTGTTAGACATTAAGCTTTACCTCCACTATGAGCTTAGAAATTTCCTTTTCAAATTCTTCACACCATTTAGTGTCAAGAACTACAGGATGCTCTTTATCATTTGAACAATGAAAGACGAAAGGGTAGTCTGCCCATAGATCGGGGTTTGTGTCTCTGGCAACCTTATCGCCTATAACATAGAAATATAAATCATCACGTTTGTATGTGCATACAATCTCTGCACCACATATCGGGCAATATTTTGGAGTCATATATCTAAATCCTTTGGGTCAAAATATTGTAAATCTTCAGCTGGCGTTTCTTCATCTTCCTTAGCAGCTTCAGCAATTGGAGAATTTGTAAAAGTACCGCCCTCTGTTATAGAGCCTCTTGCAGCCAACGGAATATTTGTAATTCGATCAAGAATGAAATTTTGTTTCTTTTCATCTTTGATATATTTGTTGAAGTAAGTTGTTATATCTTGTGGATAATATCCTGTTGACGCTGTTGACGCTGTTGATGGCCAATCTAAAATACTCATTTGTGATCAACTCCTATTACTGTAAGATAAGAGTTCAATAATTTTACTGATTCTGGTACTGTATCTAATTTCTTTGTATCATCGAGTAAGCTGGATTGAATAAAACCACGGATATAATTATTTTTCAAATCAATACAATCAGATTTTGTTGTAAGGAACTCATGTAGATTAGCTGGAGCATCATGCCCAATCAAACATGCAGTTTCCATTTCACCACATCGTTGACCACCTTTATTCTTTCGACCACCCAAAGGTTGAAGCGTTCGTCTTGCATACGCCCCTATGCCACGTGCAGCTAATTTTTCTTCTGCAATATGAACCATTCTGAAAAAGTAAATATATCCAACTGCTATCTCATTAATGATATCAGTTGCTGATAACGGATCATGTAACTTTTGTTTAAAGTTTGTACCAGTATATGCTAAAGCATTTCGCAAATCTTCTAAACATGCAGATTCAAATGGAGCTTGAATTATTGATAAATCTTTAATAAACGTAATGTCAATTTCTTGTGGCATTAACTGTTCAAACTGTGCATAATACCAACCATCTGTTGTTTTATCAATAATTTTTATATAGTCAAGAAGATACTTTTTAATAACTTCCTGTTCAGCATTGTCTTGTAACATTTGTAGTATATTTATTTTTAGATCCTGTACTGACATTGCAAGATGTAATTCATAGAGCTGACCGATATTCATTCGTGAAATGATACCTAATGGATTGATGCAAATATCCAGATTTCTTCCGTCAGGCAATTTCGGCATTTTATCATGAGGAACTATTCTTGAAATGACTCCCTTGTTTCCATGACGGTTGGCCATTTTATCCCCAACCTTCACTTTTCGGAAATGCACTCCAAACATTTCAATATTAATACCAGAAATTTTTTCGCGTTTGAATTTGTATTTTCCAACGAATGAGAATTTATCAAGACTCTTTTCTCTGATTACTTTCATTGCCTCATTCTTTTCAAAGGTATCTTTAACAATCTTCTGTAAGTATCGTTCTTTCTCTTTTTGATTCTCTAATCGTTCCTCAACCCATTCTTTAAACTCAGGAACTTCTTCATTCCATTCGTTCGCATAAATGTTTACTTCTGAAACGATAAAGTTTTTCTTGGCTTCTAAATCAATTGAATCTGAAAATACAGAATAGAAATCATCGGTATTTAACTTTTTAATTCTTGCATAAGGATCTCCAATGTTTAATCTTTGAAGATCATCTGGAAGTGGTTTGTATATACCATCTTGTAATGATAACAATACTTTATCTGGTGTTAATGTAAATGATAAATCTTCATAATGTACAGATGTCAAAACATCCTCATTAACCAATCTATCAGAAATAACAATTCCGTCCTCATAATTGTTACCATAGTAAACCATAACTCCAGTCAACAGGTTTTTTCCGATATTTATTTTTCCATCATGACAGAAATTACTCTCTGCTAAAATATCACCTGCTTTAAACTTATCTCCGGTTTGAACATACAAATTCATAAAATCCATATGCTCAACATATATCTTTCGATATGCGATATCAAAAATGTCACCTTCTCCATTGTCATACAAAACAATTATGTATTCTGTATCAATGTGAACAACTTGTCCGTCACGCTTTGCCTTTTTAACAAATTGTGTGTGTTCGCTGTATAGTCCTTCGCAACCGGATGCAATCAGTGGGGGATCAAATTTCTTTAACATAATTGATTGACGCATTTGTGATGATGCCATTTGCAATCTTGTTTGGTCATCATGCTTCAAGAAAGGTGTCATTGAAACAGGGATTGATAATGGTTCTCTATCACATGTCTCTCTCGTAAAACGAAGATCTTCATCCAAGGCGACATTAGGTATTAGGTTCTGTAGAACTCCGCAATTATCGCGGTCTGGAGTGTCTACTGGGCATATACGACCAAACATTGTAGGGCATATATCTCTTAGATGCCTTGGTATATTTTCTCTCTTGAATCCACCTGGTCCAAGCAAGCTTATTCGTGATAGTTTTGTCAATTCCTCAACCGGATTAATTGAAAAATCAAATTGGACAATATCCGAAACATTACACTCTGATAAAATTTGTGTTGAATTGATGTTGAACTTCGGCTGTCTCGCTGTTCGGTTTGAGAAACAAAGATCGAAAATTATCTTTGACAACTTTGCTGTAACGATATACTCAAAACATCTGACACGTTTATTTGTAAACAACATATCATCTACAAACTCAATTTTGAGAATATGCAAAATCTCATTTAATAATGTATCTGTATAAAAGAATTTTCTACTCAACGGATCAACTTTTGAGATCAAATCAATTGCATAAAGAATATCTTCACCTTTTGATCTTGCATTGTATTTGGAATACATTCTTCCAATTTCAAGGATAAAATCATCTTGTGTATATCCTCTTGATTCGTCAAGTAAATCAAATATGTCACCTCTCAAGATTTCATATAGATTTTCAGAATCCCTTGCAATTGGAGCTGACAGATTGAATATTCTCTGTGCGTCTTGTATTTCATAGTATGCACATAACAATGTTGCGAGCGGAATTTTCTTACCAAGGAAACTTATTTTGATAAACGGCGCTTCCTTATCTTTAAAAACCATAACCGTTGCTACATTGGTTCTGATTTTAATGTTATCCCCTCTTGTTACAATCGGAATATCATACAACTGAAACAAGGGAATTTTTCTTCTCCCATTAATCATAACATAATTGTTATCAATTAATTTTGGAAGGAAAATGCTTAAATCAATATTTGCACTTCCCTTTTGTAATTTTATTGCTAATGTTTGTTTAATTGTTTTCGATAATTCTCCAGATGAAAATCGTGAATCTTTTAATGCTAATTCATTAATTGTAAATCCAATTTCCTCAACTGGGGTAACTATTTCTCGGACTAGCGGTAAAATCTGTTCGTAGTCATTTCTTCTTAATGTGAAGATGTTTCGTTCTTCGTTTTGAAGTTTGAAAGTAGGATTAATTATGTCCAAGATTAGAACCTCCCTATTCGACGTGGTCTTTTTGATACTTGATTAAACTTTCCTCTAACATCTCATCCTCTACATAATAAGGATCTTGATGCATGTTTAAAGCGTTCATTATAAGTTGCGTGAGACGGAGATCCGGACATGTTAACCAGATCTCCCGAACTCTCGCCAAAATTCTTTCTATCCGTTTTGGGTCTCTCATGTTATCTTTTCACCTTTGAGAATTTTATCCATGACGCCGGAATATCTTCCCTCATAAAGAATACCCTGTAATATTGATCTTTTCGGGTTTGAAAATGCCATAGCTAAAATCCAGCTTTCTTGATTTGGTACAGATTGAATGCTGTAATAATCTGGTTTTATTTTATCTCTATCGTTGATCAGTCTCCATTTTCGAGATTGCTTCCACATCAACTGTGCAACGACACATTCAAAATGTACATGGTATATATCTTTATCATATACATCAAATAATTCTTCAACTATACCAGTATATGTTTTTCCTCTAAATTTATGGAGTAAATCTGCGACTGATGATAGATCCCCAATGATATCTTTTTGTCTCATTGTTGGATCTTCGGCATCTTGATCTCCTTCGCCTTTAATAACAGCAGAACCTGAAGTGTGGAATGTTCGTAAAACAAGCTGCGTACCTCTTTCACCAAGAGTTTGTGCTGCGATAATTCCAATGAATCTACTATTCAAGTTCTTGTACAGATCTCCGTAACATGTTTTACAAATCTTTGGACTTTTGCAAAGGATAGGACTTCGTATTTCAATCATCTTTCCGATTAAGTCTTTGTAATTTTCTTTCGTGATTTTCACAAGTGCATCATTCTCTTTATAAATTCTGCCAACTAACATCCTTGCTTTTCTGTTGGTCTTAACATCAACTTCAAGAAGATCTTCAGTACCACAATCTTCCAGACCTTCATCAATTTGTAAATTGGCACATGTGAAAATTAATTTTCTTGAAAGATATCCTGATGTGCCTGTATTCAAGGCAACGTCAAGAAGTCCCTTTCTACAACCATATGTTGAAAAGAAAAATTCTTCTGGAGTTAGTCCTTCCAACAATGAATGTTTAATTGCTGTCGGTAAGATTTCACCATCAAAATTTGAAATGAATCCACGAGTCAATATTAACTGTTTGACCTGATCCCAACTACCTCTGGCACCAGACTCAATCATATATGCATATTTAAAATTCTCTTTTAATTTTGCTGTAAGCGATTCATCTGCTTGAGCAACCAACTGAGATCTAAGATCTTCATGTGCATATAATTCATTTTTTATTGTCTCGGACTCTGCAAATTCACAATCATCAAGTGACATTGTGCATCCAAACAATGTTGCGTATTTAAATCCAATTAACTTTATGTTATCCAAAACTCTTATTACTTCTGCACTGGGGTATTTATCTTTAATATCATTCAAAATTTCCATTAGTTTCCCAGCAGCAACTATTCCTGTAACTAAAGGATAATCATTCGGTAATTGTTTGTTAAATTCTGCTTCGCCCCACAAGATTGTTTCACCCTTTAACTCGACCTTTTCTTTATTAGTATTAAATTCAGGTAATGTTAAATAATAAATACCCAAAACTATATCCTGACTTGGGGTTGTTGTTAAACTCTCATTTGCGGGACTAAATAAATTCTGTGCAATTGATATCTTTGCTATAACTTCTTCTTTTGCTTCATTTGTAATTGGTATATAAACAGCCATTTGATCTCCATCAAAATCGGCATTGAATGGAGCACACACCAATGGATGAATCTTAATAACATGATCTAATGTTAGTTTAATTTTGAATGCTAACATTCCCAGTTTGTGTAGAGATGGTTGCCGATTTAATATACAATACTCTCCACTAACTACTGTTTCACATACTCGATACAACACTGGATTGTTTTTATCAATACATTCATCAACAAAATCAATGGCTCTATTTAAAAGTTTAAACTTGCCGAGTTCCAATATACGTTTGGCTACTGGCAATTTAAATATCTCTAAAACCATCAGATACGGAAGTTTACATTCATCCATATTCAATGTTGGATCAGGAGTAATTACAGCTCGACCTGAAAAGTCAATTCTTTTTCCAAGAATGTTTCCACGAATCAAACCTTCTTTCTTTGCCATTTTTTCAAGGATACGAGTATATAACTCATTTACATCCTTCTGTAATTGTTTGAAATAAGTGTAATAGAGAGCCTTATCACGATGAATGTCAATAATAGTGCTCGCCATTGCTTCTTTCTTTGTTAATATCTGAACATAGTATCTGTTGATTTTATCCATCAACTGTTTGCTCTCACCTGAGCTTTTTGATGTTGGACGAAGATCAGGAGGAAGAACTATAATTTGATCAATCAAAAGATTGTCAATATTTTCCATTACAAGTTTCCATTCCTCAACTCCATCTTCTATAGCATCTTCAGCAACACCTTTTACCAACTCATAAATTGCTTCGGCTCTTTCCCATTTTTGAGCGCCCTCTGGAATTGATTCGGGATTCAATGTTACAACAAATTCATCATCTGTCATATACAAAACACTTTTATCATTCCGCATCAAATCATCTATAGCTTTCTTAAATGTTTTTCCTGCTATGTCAGTTACTAAATCGTAGAAAACTGGGTTGACAACTGGAATTGGTATTACTATTTTTGCGAATCTTTTTCTTCGTTCATCGCTATTAACAATATCAACCTTACATTCACCACATTGTCCACCCACTTTTGATACTCCGTGATATTTGCCACACTGACATGTATAGTTTCTTACAGGGCCAAATATCTGTTCGGAGAATAATCCTTCAGGGTGAAACTTTCTTTTTCCAAATGTTTTTAGGGACGTCACTTCGTCCAAGTCTTCACAAAAAGACTCATACTGTAATATTTTAGGCATTCATTATTCTCCTTCTAGATCCCCGAATTTTTGAACTAAGAATGAACCAATTTCATAAAAATGTTCTTTAACTCTATTCGAGATTATTCTATCAAGATCAGGCATTACATTTTTAGCAATAACTTGTAGATCTTCAAGTCCTAACTCGATCAGTCTTTCTTTCAGAGCTTTGTCAATTAGTTTAACAATCTCTTGTTCAAGCATTGATTCTTCTCCTTCAATCTCCATCGGGAACACTGTCATTTTGTTTTCCATCATTACCTCTCTTTTTAATTTTCTCCTTTGCTTTATCTGTTATACTATCGAACAGATCAGAGAAAACTTCTGCAGTTCGTTCCGCCATTGCATCAAATATTTTTCTTGATGCTTCTTTGACTGTTGCACCTAAATCATCAACAGCTTCACATGTTTTGTCTTTGAGCTTTTCTTCTCTTACGTTTTTCTCTTCCATGCTCCTAGAACCTCTTGTTTCCTATATTTTATTTCGTCCCAAGGTGTAAAATAGCAATCATCTAAATTAAAGCAACATAACATACTCTCTATCATTTTAATTGTGTTTTGATTTAAGTCATGCTCCCTAAGACTATTGGGAATACAAAAGCTCCCTGTCCGTGGTTCAGCATTCGGGTGTGGATTATTTAATATAACTTTATCTATTTTGTTATCAACTGTTTTGACTATAAACTCTTTGATAACAAATTTTTTGTCAAGATCTGTAATTTCATGTAATTGATTTCTGAAAATTAATTTGTGTGGGACATGCACTCTTCTGATTCTGTGGTCTTTTATTTCCATTATGCAGCACCCGTTTCAGGTATCAATTCTAAAATAAACGTGTCATTGTTTTGATATAAAGACACAACGAAATTATTAAAATTATGACACGCAACAACTTTAGTCAAACTGACTACTATATCATTGCCTGAGTGTAGAGTATTCTTAGGAATTAGATGCCCTTCAAGAGGGAAAAGACTACTTCCAACACATACTTCCAAATCAGCTTTCTTATTCGCTTGTAGAATTGGTAGAATTGTGTCTGGAAGATTAACAAATTTCTCTTCGCCATCCTGACATTCATATACAATATCACAAACATCATTATTGATATGTTTGACATAATCCAATTCATACTTCTGTACAACTTTATCTTTCATCAAGTTTGTGATTGTATCATTTGAAACTAATATAGACATCATACTTCCAGCGTATCGAAGATCTTGTTTTGTCAATTGTGTTAGATACTTGCCTTCTGCTTTGGTTTTATAATTAACATTTTTTCTACAATCCACCATTAAATATCTTGATGAAATATACAACCTTACGTCTATTAATCTCCCACGGTCATATGTAAAATCTCTACAATCCAAAACCAAATCACATTTTGGTATATTCGTTTTTCCTTCAATGAATTGTTCGTTCATTGTCATAATTGTTAGATCTGGATTCTTATGAGAAATAATGTCAGTCAATGCTTCAACTTTTGTGAGACCAACATCAATTTGCCGATATACGGAGTTTTTGAGATTCTTTGATTCAACTGTGTCGTGGTCTATTAAGATGAGAGTCTCAAGATGTTCAAGGTTGGAAAGAGAATTGGCTACGAAACCTCCGAGGGTTCCGATTCCAATCACTGTGATTGTTTTATATACCACGTCTCAATATTCTCCTGTCGTTTTAGATTTGGGGAGGCCCGAAGACCTCCCCATATTTTACATATAACTACTAGCAGCCTTTCTTGCCAGCCGGTTTCAGGAATTCCAGATTGTCACCTTGTTTCAGGATGTAATCGGCATCCACTTCTTTACCGTTGACCAGACCTGTGGAAAGTTTGTCCACATTCAATACTTCACGAAGGAACTCACCAACCTGTTTCACGGAACGGCCGACAACTGGAAAGTTTCCAGATGAGGCACCGCATGAAACGTGTAGGGTTGTGGTGGCACGTTGCCCGAAGGATGCGCCCGGTTTTGTGATCACTGAACGGCCGGTAAATTCAACACCGGTTACAGGACCTGCTGCCGCACTTGGAGCGACTGCTGCTTTTGCACCATAGCTTGCCAGGATGGCGTTGATGACTGTGCCTTTGTCTTTCTTGGTCAGACCAGGAAGATTCAGTTCATATACGCACATTGATTTAAGTTCTTTTGATGTTCTGGCTTCCAGTTGTTCACGAGTAAAAGATGTTCCCATTGTTTTAATTCTCCTTGTTCGATTGATTGATTGATTAAAGCGATCTTACTTTTGAGTTACTGTTCATGGTCAGCATGTCAAAATAGACTTCTGACCGTTCATAGGACTCTTTTATTATTGCGTTATAAAAGGTCCAGCACATAATAGTTGCAACTCCAAGATTTGCAAAATAGAGTTGCGGTTCTGATACTGATAATTCTTCACATGACATTTCAGTTGGTAATTTATCATCGGGCGTTGCAATTTCCGGATGGTATTTGCACAAATCAGGAGTTAGATCTTTATCATCTCTCCTTACATATAGCTGTACATTACCATCAGTCAATTCATTCCCACCGGAGATCAATGTAATATTCTTTAATCCTTTACAATAATTAGATACAATCATCCGGGTCTTGTGGTTATCCACACACATAAATACAATATCGCCCTCTCGAATTACTTCGGAAACATTTTTTTCCGTAATGTAATTCTCAAAGGCATCAAATCCCAATTTATTAAACTTCACAGATAATTCGGTGGCTTTTATGTCCGCTTTATTGCCGAGACGTGTAAATTCTTGTCTCTCATAATTCTTTTGCTCGTAGCTATCTCCATCCACAAGTAAAATCTCCGCTCCTGTATCTTGGGAAAAATTCAGGAATCGACAAAGTCGCTCTACCAATATAGAGCCAACGCCACCAAGACCGATAACAGTAATATCCATGTTCATGTTTTCTTACCCCCTCCAAAGAAATGATTAAAGAAACCAGCTACCCCACGTTTTTCTGGAATTGGTATTGTGGTTTCATTTGGATCCGGGATACGTTCAATAGTCTCATCAGCCATTCTTGCTTCATCTAAAGCAGCTTCTTGTATTTCTCTGGCTTCAGGAGTTAGAAAATCTCCAGCATCGGTTTGCATTTGTCGTTGACGAAGGGTTTCGGTATCAACGGGTTCTGATGCTTCAAGATCAACCTCGTCAATTAATGCATAGCAAAATGGACATACTGTTTCACCGGCAAATATATGAAAACCATTCCCACATGTTTTGCATGTAAGGAATGAGGAGTCTTCAACAACTCCGGGTTCGTGTTGCAAATGTGAATAGTCTTCTGAACTGATACGGTTATCTGGGAGATCCTCATCCGCGACTGAAACCATATGCTCATCTGTTTTACAAACTGGACATGTTGCAAAGGTTTCTGCTTCTGTATCATCGACTATAAGAGTATTACATTTTTCACATTTGAACACTTCGGGTTCATCATCCCCTGCTTCTTCTAGCAAGAATTTATGTGCTCTGAAAACACAAGAGGTACATGGGATTTGACCATCTTCAATTTCAATATCGTGCGGAGGAAACTCTATCGGTTTCACTGTGACCCCAACATTTTGTGGTGGGACACCTGGAGCTGAAGGCAGAGGTAATTGCCTTGCAGCTGGTGCAATATATGGACCCTTATAACCATTTTGACGCCATAGATTGGCATCATAATTTCCACCCCAGTTTCTCGCACCTGGAGCATTACGGCCTTGATATCTTTGACCGTCCCAAGCACCATACACACCATAACCATAATTGTATGTATATGTACCCTTCTCAACCATTCCCATCCATGCAGGTAATGCTTTATGATATTTATCGGAGACATTTACCACATACCGTTTATCCATACGCCTTGCGGAATATGTATATCGAGTACTTGCTTGAACATCTTCAACCATTTTACCATTTTGCCATTTAAATACACGGCGTGTTGGTTTCTGTTCAACTTCATCAATATCAACTGTCTTTACCAGACGCTCGACATAATCTTCAGGTTGAACTACAAACCGATGTCCATTAGCAACAATTGATGCAGTAACACTTACATCATCTTGATTCACATTTCCGATTGTAATATGAAGACCATCAAAATGTTCTTCGTCTTTATCATCGGTTCCTGAATGGAATGCTGACATACTTGCATGACTGTGAATGGTACCAATCATCTGCATACCTTCTATAGTAATACCTTTGTTGTAATCACAAGCTGCAGCTGTAACTTTTTGATGAGGTGGTACGATTTTATATACCTTTTTCGTTTCATCATAGAATAACAGAACGATTGCTTCTCCATAATATTCCTTGTAAACGGCTTTAAAAAATGCAACAACTCTTGCAAATTGTCCACCAGGAATCTTTTTAATATTCATTTTTGCAGCTGCTTGAATACTTTCTAAAATGGAAATATTCTTAACTGGGGCAATGCTGTCCATAATCCCCATACTTTTCTTTAAGAATATTCCCTCCTTTGCCACGATGTAAAAAACATCATCTTCTGGGATTGGATTTGTCCCATCATTTATGTAGATCGGAAACATGCAGTAGACTCCTCTCATCTTCACAAAATTCAAATTGTGACAGTTTGCTTTCAATAAACAGCCCATGAAAGTTCGGCCATGCTGGTACAGTTTTCATTTTGGACTGATCTGTTGGACTTAATCTTGGGTTTGGAATACAATCAAGGATTGTATGGCTTCTCGTATAGTTATCCAGAGAATATTGATCTGGATAGGAAGTAAAGTTGTTTAAAGCCGAAATCTTTGGAACTTTAGATCCTCTTTGTCTTCCAACTAACCATCCGGCGGTATTTTGATAATCTGATACTCCAGCAATAATATCTCCAGGTTGTGATTTAATTTTGGTGATATCAATTGGAGCATGAGCTAAGGTTGCCCACTTCTTTGATTTTATAGTAACACGTTTGAAGTTGGCCATTACATCGCTATACCATAAGGTACAACAATTGGAGCATAGAACCAATGGATCATCTCCACCAGTATCAGTTATGAAACCGATAATGATATTGACATCCTTCTTTGGAAAGTGTGGGATATACCCCTTCTCCGCAATAATCTTTGTACCAGCGGTAACTCTACCAAAGACATTGGTAATCTTTCTAACACGACCTACACTAATAATCCCAGCTCTATTACTTGAAGATCTGGACGAAGTCCCTTGAATATATTCAACCTGAGTTAATCTTCCTTCTTTATCAGCAAGGACAATATTCAACGATTGTTTTTCTTTATCAATTGTGAATGCTGTAATGGTTCTTGGGATCAACATATTCATTGGGTTTTTCCAATCTGCATAAATTACTTTATCGCCCACCTCAAACTCAATATTTAAATCAAATGACTCACATGAGAGTTTGGTTCCCTCTTTTGATAAAAGATAGGTAGCAATTTCATCAATTGTTGGAGTAGTTGTTTCACAATGACTATCCTGGACAATTCCTTCTTGAGTTGCCCAAGCATGACCACCTGAAATTTTACCATTACTTTTGGTTGCTATAATCTTTCTCCCGACTCTAAATATTCCGGGAAGTGGTCTATAACTTTCTTGTGCATAAAGACGATTTGGATAATGATCTGGTTCACTCATGCTGATATTGGTTATATCACTACGTCCACCGATACCTTTGAAATCCATTCTTAAACCACCAAACCGATCAACATTAATTCCGTCATAAACAACTTCATGCCCTTGATGGAAAGGAACATGGTTGGTATTAGTGAATATCAGATATTTTTCGTCTTTCTTAATATCCATTCCTTTATATGTTGGGGCGTTTACATCAAGAACCTTACCCTCTGTATTTTCGAGAATATAGAATGAGTTACCCAAACGTGCTTCAGTAACCCCATCTCTCGCTTTACGAATAAAATGAACTTTCTTATAAACATCTGAATGGCCTTTTCTTGATAGAACAATAATATCATTTTCTTTAATGACTTCGCCATTTTTCAATGTTCCTTGCTCTTCAAAGCGCATTTTCCTTGCAGCTTCATATAGATATTCTCTAACTTTATTATTAAACCGTATGGTAATAAATTTACCATTATCAAGTTCAAGTCTTATGAGTCTTACCTGTTCGGAATCAAAGAATCCGATGAACGAATCAACATAAGCAAGATGTTTGCCCCATTGTATAGAATCTCCAACGTGGAAGAAGAAACGATCATCAAGATAAACTCCCTGAGCAATATCATAAAACAATCTTGCAGTTCTTTGAGTTCGACTCGATTTACGAACCACTTCTTCTTTTTCAAGATCAGCAGGCTGGGTAAAAACCCTGTGGAGTTGCTCATATTGGAGTGTTACCTTTGATCTTGATTCATGGCGTCTTTTGGTTTTTTCAATGGCATCTTTAAAGTTTGTCTCTCTGATCCATTCAACATTATAAATAAACATCGGATCAATTTGTGATAAAGCTTGCCATCCGATATATGTGTTGACACCGGCAACATCTTTATATGCACTATAATTATATGTATAATCTGAGCAAAATGTTGCAGACCAAAACACCATAATTGTATGTTCGATTGATGCCATTAATGATCCGCGTTTTCCGCCCGCTTTATCGCCGTAACAAATCCACCCATCACTACTGATGTTCATCATGGGCATCTTCAACAAATAATCAGCAGGTCCTGACAACCTTGCATTTCTCAGAAATACTTGACCAGACATTAATGCATCGTATTGGTCAAACATTAAGACGTGTATAACATATGGCATTGCCAGATTGAAGCGCCAGGGTATGTTGCTACTATTACGATAATACTTTGCATCAATTCCCCATTCTTCAATTTTGTTATCTGCTTCCAGAACGTCAACTTCGTGAGCCATTGAATAAGCCACTTGAATGGTTCGATACGCTGGAGGTTCTTCAATGACAACCAGAGTACCATTTGTAACTTTTTCAATGTATCTGCAATTCGGAGGTAACATCCCTTGGTTATGATCAAATCCCGAAGTCATCTTTTTCAGATATTCATTTGTGGGCGTTACCGATTTACGAATTACAGGTATAGAATCTCCATCTTTCAAATTGTTTTGATCATACTCCGCTTTCACCAATTGTGTGTAGTGTGAGTTAATTCTGATTTCATCTACCAAACCATCCATTATTCACCTCTTAGAAATTTATACTTCTTCGCATATTCGGTTAATATTTTCTCTGGTCGCTCTTCTTCGATTGTCCAGACCTTCTGCCTTTTTAAACTTGAATCGGGCATTCTTATTTGTAACAATGGAATTGTATAAAGAACCGCAAGATATAGTGCCGGTCCTTCTCTTTCCAATGTCAAATATGCAATCTCCTTAGTATTTCTTCCTGGTACTTCCAACGAAAGTATTATATTCGGTCCTTTAGGAAGATGTGTTTCATGTGTGATATTCTCCGCTTCTTCTTTACTTATTTGGTCACACAATTCTCTAATTTTTTGAAGATTGTCTTTTCCATCTTTTTCCATTTCTTCGATTATTGTTCTTAATAACGACACTATGATTCACCTCACTTTGGTTTCTTTATAAAGTATCTCGTGGTGGCTGTATCCAAATATTCGACTCTCTCAAATGGAACAGATCTCCATGCTTTTTTATCAAGATCATAAACATGCATAATTTTGTTTTTCTGAATTAATTTCAGAATGTTTTCAATATTTACACCCTTTGGATGATCCTTTGCTGGAATCTTTTTAAAATCGAGAGTGCATTTCATCACTCTTGGCATCCCATCTTTTTTGATGAATTTTACAATGACTTCTTTTTCATCATAGACTCTTTTCCAAAATTGTAATGCACTCACGATTATGTTTGTATCAAGTTCAGTCTTGGGTTTTTCCTCTGCCATCTATTAATCCTCCCGTTTGTCCATATGGACTAGATCGCCTTCACCTTCTTCCGTATCATTAATATGCTTACTCATTATTAAACATGAGTGATTGCATAAACGACAAAGACGTCTTTTATCTATTGTAATTGCTCCACGAAATCCGCCAGCTAATTGTGTTGGATCTTCTACATCAAACATATTTGATATGTGGAACATCTTTGGAACTACTCGACCACGAATCCTCAAACATAATCTTATGGATCCGTCAGCATCAACTGATACATTATGAACTTCCTTTTCCAACTCACAATCCATATTCGACGGAAGTGTATCAAACATTGCTGGAATCAAAAGCTCTTTCATGTGAATGAGCAAATTGTTATCTTTCATCATTTCTGCCATTTCAACAGCTAATTGAAATGTTGGCTTGACCAACTGTGATGGATCTTTGACGTTGGAGAAGTCGTAATGATCGTTCTTGGCGATATCTACGAAGGTTATATCACTGTATATATCTACCTTGCTTAACTCGCTCACAAGTTGATATAGGAAGTGTCTGTTATGATTCATGACAGTTATTTCTGCCACAACATCTTTAACATCACCTCTTGCTTGAATTTCTTTTAACCTTTGTAATCCTGCAATACTTTTTCTTACACGATCTACAGTCGTTCCTTTTTCGTGGAATACAGGATCAACAGAACTTGTAAATCCTTCAACGTAATCTGTTTCTTCCCATAACCGTTTTATCAAAGGCTGAATTTCAGGAGTATTATTGCTTATGATCGTATAGAATATTTTATGATCGTTACAGAAATTGATGATTTGGGGCAAGTCCTTTCTTAACAATGGCTCGCCCCCGTAGAAAATATGAAATGCATTTGGGTTGTGCATCTTGAATGACTCTAACCCATGCAACACTGTGTCTGTGTCCATTTCATTTTTTATATAATGTGACATATCAGGATAGCTTCCTGGTTTGTCAATGTAATTCTTAACTATCGCACAATAGTCACATTTTAAATTACAACGTCTTGTCAATAACCAATTGACTATTCTGATTTTATCCATACGCCTCCCTACAATGGAGTAGATGTTATACAATCTTTATATTTTGAATTTTCAAATTCATCACAGGCATCATATTGTACAGCTACAAATAAAGCAACATATCCATCTTTTATAGCTGCTAAACAATCATTAAATGCCACTTCATCCATATTTTCAATTTGTGGATGAAATGGTTTTGATGCCCAATCATAGGGACGGCCAGTTGCATGTTCGTATAACTCTTCTATTGTATCAAATCTCTCCCATATACGAAGACCTTCACCGCCTTGATAGTCAGGTTTGTCTGCTATCTCCTGCATGAAATCTTCAAACTCTGAAATATCATCTACTTTTAATGATACAATAAATGCACTTGATGAACTATTGGTTACAAAATCTATCTTTATCTTCATGATCAATAACCATCCCTATATAAAATGTTATCATTGAATTTTGTACATTCGATTAATCCGTAACCCAATTCATCACTCACATCCACATATATTAATTTTTTATTGTTTTCTATAGCATCTTCACAATCTTCAATAAGATCTTCATCTAACCCTATATAGGATTTAATTTGATCCAATGAAGCTTCATGATTCACAGTTATGCCATTTGTAAATTTTTCAATGAACGATACAAATTCTAAATGTGATAATCCTTCAAATGCTAAGATGTATGAGGATGAAGAACTGTTAGTTACAAAATCTGTTTTTATTTTCATTCCAACTCCTATGTAAATGCTAATGTCTGATCTGCTTCTAAATGGTCTTGATGTTGATGTGAAATGATATACACAGATTTACCGATTTTAATTTTCGATAATACCTTAGAAACATATTGAATGTTTTGTTCATCTAAAGCATCAAATATTTCATCAAACAATAGAATATTAAATGACACATTTTGTATTCTCGATAATAAATCACCAAGCGTCAAAATGATTGCAATATCAATTATTCTTGTTTGCCCGCCTGACAATTGTACTCTGGAGTTTGCTCTTGTTTGTGTATCAAGAACATGTACAGAGATTTTGTCTCTGAAATCTCCTGCTTTTGTTTCTGCCAATGTATCAAATGAAACTACATATCGACCATTGGTTAACATGTCAAGATAATACTCGACTCTCTCGTTCATATATGGAATAGCTTCATCAATTAACATTGATGGAATACCTGCAGATGAAAAACCTGTTTTCCAGAATTGTGCAACCTCAAGAAACTTATCATATTTTTCAATTTTCTTATGTGCTGCTTCAATCTCTTTTGTGAGCTTTACTTCTTTAGCAAGATAACTATTCAACTGTGTTTCATCATACTCAGTTTCTTCAAGCTTTTTGATATCAGTTTGTGCCTGAGCATAATCTTGTTTCAGTCTCATGATATTATCTTCTGCATTTCTCACATTCTGAATATTTGTTTCTTGAATTTTTCTTTTGTCGGATAATTCAATTTTTCTTTGTTCTAATTCCTTCGATCTTTCTTTCGATGCTTTTATGATTTCCTGCTCTTGCTCTTTTGCTAAAGCTGTTACTTTATCAGAAGCATCCATAAATTTTTTACTTAATTGTTCAAGCTCATCTTGTTTTGCTCTTTTAACTTGATGCTCTTCAGCTTCGTTCTGTTTCAGCTTTTCATTTGCTTGTTCTCTTGCTCTTATTAACTCTAACTTACTTGCTTCAATTACATCTGACAACTGTGCTGCTTTTGTTTCTGCGAAAGAGATTTCAATATTATAATCTTCAATCTTTGCCTGAAGCATTTCAATTGTATGTTCATCAACAGACTGTTCACATAACGGACATTCAGAGATAGCAGCATCAATTACATGTGATTGTATTTCTGCAATTCTTTCTCGGATGGATTCGCAAGGACCTAATACCGTTGTCCTTTCCATTTCAAGTTTATGTCTCTTGTCTTGTAAATCTGTAGTTACAGATGCAATCGCTTCTTTGATATCAGATTTTTGCATTTGCAATTTTGAAAGCAATTCATTATATCGCTCGCTTATTTCATTTTGTGCTTGCTGCGCTTTCGCTTTCAATTCTGTAATTTTTGATGTTGCACGATTATCAAGATCATTCAAGGCTTGTTTATCATTCCTCCAAAGATCTTCTAATTGATTATCAATTTTTGTAAACTCCATGATCGTACTTTCAAGATCTACATCTTGTGCTCTTGCTTCAATCAAATCCTCTTCCCATTTACTAAGAAGACGATTTGTATTTTCCATTAATCTTTGAAGACCTTTAATTTCATTTTCACGATCATTATAGAAATTATTTTTCTGTTTGAGCAACAATTCAATCTGTTGAATTGCATCATTTATCAAACCAACCTTAACCTGCATATCGTTTCGTAGATCGCTGCTTTGCTCTTGAATATCTTTGTATGCTTGATCCGCACCCTTATAATATATTAAGAACATTCCAAGATCTAATAACTTTCTAAAGATCTCTTTCTTCTTTGAATCAACAAGATCTGTAAAGAAATCTTTAACCTTTTGTCCAAACATCAATGCGTTCATAAATGCTTGTTCGGGACAAACAATTCTTTCAATATACGGTAATACTTCTCGGTGACCTTGTTTAATATCAACACCATTATGATTAAGGATTACGGTGTTTTGATATTTTGTATATTTATGATATCGGGTAACGATGTATTGTTCATCGTTTACCAAAAACTTTACCCATGTTTTGCAATTTTTCCCGACTGTGTTATTTACAACATCGTCACCTTTCGCCCCTTTACTTGTCGTACCATAAAGAGTGAACGGAATTGCATCTATGGCCATCGTTTTTCCAATACCATTTGGACCTGTTACTAATGTCAATGTGTTATTATCGAATGTCAATAACATTGGATCTGTATAAGGTCCGTAGTTTTCCATTCCTACTTCTTGAAAGGTTACAATTTTCATCCTATAGATTCATCTCCTTTTCGGATTATTTCCATAGCAACACTCATATACATCTCGTGTTGTTCTTCGGGAATCTCTTTTATTTCCAAATATTTCTTTAGCTTATCTTCGGTTGACATGTTACTTGTAATACCACGATCAGTTATATCTCTATCTGTTTTGTCAATGACATTAAACTCACCTTTCAATTCAGATAGATCAACTTTATCTTTCATAATTACTTTTACATGATCACCTAATGCTCTTGCAGCTTGTGCCGCTTTTATAGCTTCATCCTTATTATCGGATGTGATTTCGATCTGTACATGTCGCTTGTATCCGCCTGTTACAATACTATCGACTTGTAATGTGTCAGTGTCAACAACCAAAAATCTTTTCTCATCTTCTTTTTCACCCCAATCCAATTGAATTAGAGATCCAACATAATAAAGATGTACACCTCCAGAAACTATTTCTTGAGGTTTGTGATAATGGCCCAACAATACCAACTCATATCTTCCAGCTAAATCTTTCATTGATACATCTGAAATAATACTCATTCCAGAATTTAACATCCCTTCACTCAATCCGAAATGTGATATTAATATTCTTGCTTGATTCTTTTTAAGAACCTGTGGAAGATTATTTGAATACGGTACAAATAAAACATCTTCTTTTTCAAGTTTGTATGTTTCTGTGAAGTTGACCCAATGCACATTTGGAATATTCTGCAATGGTCTTAAAGCGGAAACAACATCTGCACCTTTTCCAGAAAGGTCATGGTTTCCATCAATGACATAGAATTTTATAAGGTCAGCAAAATCTTCAAAATATTGAATCATAATTTCCTGAGCGATTGCATAAATGATTGATTTGCCATGCAGAGTATCGCCACCAATGACAACAACTCGAATATCATTTGCAACGCAATATTGTGCTACTTCATACAACGCTTTTTTAATGCTATGCAATCGCTCAGGTAAACTTGTTTCGTCTTCGATTTTGTCTGAACTGTATCGAGACAAATGAATGTCTGCAATAAAGGCAAATTTCATAGTTTCTTATTTTCTCCTTTAGTTTCTATTGGAGGTGGCTGTTGTTGGTCGGGGATTTGCTGTTCCCTTATTTCAATTTGAGGAGTTGATTGGGTTTCAATCAAAGTACTACACATACCAAATCCCATTATGAATATAATAGCTAATATGACTACAACAACCATCAATTCAATTATTGTGAATCCTTTATTTTTCATCTTCATTCCTCACTTTAACTTTAAAAAAATCCATTATGTTAAGATGATCTCCCATAATTTTAATAACTTTTTCTTCAGGAACTCCAACGATTTGATCCAACCCGTCACCTGATGTTTGGACTGATGTTAATCCAAACCCTTCACCTCCGACGAGTTCATCAATAACAGAATAAACTTTGTAGTCAACTCCATCCCCATAATTATCTTTGTATATATCTTTGCCTTGTTTTAACTCTTCAAGACATTCGACAATTTCTTTTCGCATCATTTCAACATATTCATCTGAAGTAAGTTCTTCACCTTCATCATCCCACCAAGTCATTTGACTTTCTATATATGTTTTTATGGTTTCATCTTTCACAACATAGCTGTTTGGAATGAATACTACAAAACATGTTGACGAACTATTTGTTACAAAATCTGTTTTTATTTTCATTAATAACATCCTTCATGTTGAATATCTTCTTCATCAACTCCTATTTGTAAAAGGAAATGTATCATGTCAAAATTATCCATAGATGTCTCACCAGCTATATTGTTTTCAGTTTCTGTTATTTTCCATGCATCATATTTATTATAACCTTCTCCGATACCATTATACATTTCTGATGCTTGAATGTGATTCTTAATTAATTCGATTTGAATGTTACTAAGAACATGCTTTGCAACTACAAAACTGGCACATGAACTGTTTGTTACAAAATCAATTTTTGCTTTCATATTTTACCTCTGATATTCACAGAATCTCCAATTGAAGTTATTGGATGATCCTCCGTCACGTAGAATATAATCAAAAACTTGGCCTATCAATGTTCCTTGTTCATCACCGAAGACACAATACTTTGCTTCTCCAGCTGCAAATAAAATTAGATTATCTTTAGCAGACTCTATCATTTTCTCTTGACAAAATTTTTGATTGTTTGCATACCAGTCATACTGATCTTTAAATTCATCAATCAGTTGCGGATTCTCCTTTACAAAATCTACAAGAGTTAAATCTTTATCACTGGTATTTGTAATGATAAATGCAGTTGAACTGCTGTTCGTCACAAAATCAATTTTCATTTTCATTTTATTTTCCCTCAATTATAGCAAACGCAACCTGTTTATCTATTGTCTTTAATTCGTTATTCGCAAATAACAAATATTGAACTCTCCATTTTTTACCTTCATAGAAATTTACTCTGCTATATATTGTCCTTGCTATTTCAGGGCATCCGTAATCAACCATATCAATTATAATGGGGGTTTTCTTATCAGGATATGTTCTTATTACCCGCCCACTTAATTGATCAATGTTTGATATTGGAGATGTCATTACAATAGCATCCTTCCAAGCAGCATCAATACCATCTCTGCATTTTCCTGGTGTTGCAAAAGTAAAATGACTATTCAATTCTTTCAATGTTGCTGATTTATAAAACTTTGATTTATTTGGAAATGTCAACCAATCATAAAGTTCATCAATCTGTTTTGTTCTCTCCATGATCATTATGACATTGCGGTCGTGTTTTATTTTATTAATTATACCTTTTGATAATTGATCAAAAGGTTTTGATTTTTTCATCTGATTCAAATATCGTGCTCTTTGAAACTGCCCACCCCATCTAATATATGCTCCACTTTTAGATGAAATTCCATAATCAGCCAATATGACTGTTACATTTGCAGGCATAGTTCCTTCAAGATCTTCATCTGAATAAATATCTCCAAGATGAAATTCAATCACATCTCCATTACCATCGTATCTATAAGGAGTTGCGCTTAACCCATATGTGTATCTTGAAGGCATATGAATTGAACATTCCGAGAATGTTGGAGCTCCAACTGATGTATGTACCTCATCTGCAACAAAGATGCCAATGTTTGCATTATGCAATCCTGTCAAAAATTCTTCTCTTTTTCTTTTTAATAGAGACATGAATGTTTGAGTTGTCATTATGATTATTGGTTTTTGAAAATCTTCTTCAAATGTTGCTGATGTTACTCGAGCAATATCCTCATATTGTATATCTGTAAAATCAATGAACCTTTGTTTCCATTGTTCAGCAAGACTATCACGATGAACCAAAATTAACGATTTCTTTTTTCGTGTTGCTATCATGTAAATTGTTATAACAGTTTTCCCTACTCCTGGCGATAGTTGCAATATACCATTTTCATTGCTTAGAATGTATTCGATTGCTTTTTCTTGCGCTTCACTTCTCGGTTTGATAATGTGATTGATCTGAATATCATCTCCGTCATGTGTATAATCATCAAGCTCATACTCAAAAAGATATTGTTGAATCGGGAAGTTCCTCGGAATTAAAAGGAACTTCTCCGATTCAATATAGAATGTATTTACAATAAATGTTGATTTGTTGTAATCTTTTGATCTGCGCTCAAGGAACTCTTTGATTTTAATATAGAAATTTTCGTATTGATGTTCCTTTGAAATTAGCAATCCAGAGCGTTTTATGATTTTCATTCTTCAGTATATGTCGCCTTGGAATTTTCATTCTCGAAAACTGTTACATAATCTATCAGAATCTCTGGAAATTGTTGTGATAGTCCATGTCTAATGTTGATATATAATCTTTCAGCTAAATGTTCAGCTGTTGGATCACACGAAATTTTCAATGTTCGCATACCTGCTTCTTTTAATTGATCTGCAAGTTTCCAATCATCATTATTTAACAGAAGACAATGATCCAGTCCATCAAGATATTCATTAACTAAAGCTTTCAAATCAGAGAAATCAATTAACATATCATTCTCATTTAATTTTCTGGCTTTGATACCAACCAATATTGTAAAGTTGTGGCCATGAATTGAGAAACATCGCCCTTTATGTTTACTCAATCTATGACCAATTGGTAGCGTAAATCGTTTTTCAATTTTATACATATATAAATCTCCTTAATAACTTCTCATAGAATCTATTATGTTAGAGGGAATTTTCCATTTATATTCTTGTTGTGGTTGCTCTTTGAGATCCACAATAACACACATTCCGACCTTCATGGCTTCCTCTCTTATCATGTGTACAAGCATCTGAATATTTCTATATGCTATATTATATTGCATATCATAATTGTCTGAGGTTCGACCCATTGCATGATCTATCCAATCACGTCCACCTGTGCCTTTACATGAAGGGCAAATCTCAGCTAACCCATGAACTTGCATTGGAATTATTCTTCGCCCTTCACAATGACGACATTCAATAATTCCATCTTCATTAAAATCCACTGTATTGCTCCAGTACATAATTATTTAAATCAGCAAGATGTTTTAATAATTCTGTTTTATTATCATTCAACTCAGATGTATCCACATCAATAGTTAACAGTTTATTGATTTTATATTTGTTCATTAATCCTTGTGCTACTTCTTTCGATACATCTGTTTTCTTTTCAATTTCATCGAGTATTTTATCAGCTTCCATTTTTGCTGATATTCCGCTCGCAATGATTGGTCTTATCTTAATCAAAGCAGTATACTCTATAATAGAACTATCTATCTTTTCAACTTCATAGTTTAACATTTGTTCATTTGCTTTTGAAAATACACTGAATGTATCCAATAGCATTTGATCAATAGATTTTGTCAAAACCTTTCTGTTTTCATCAACTACAATAGTTTCAAATGAAATGAAACCTTTATTGGCTTCAACTAATCTTTCTATGAAGTTGTCGAATATTCGATCCCTGTTTCGTTCACGAATAACTTGAAACACTATGTTTGTTTCGCTAACTGATAAATCTGTAAACCCAATCATCCCATCACTCAACTCTTTATCAAATTGATTTAAGAATGTTTGGAACCTTTTTCCGGGAGGCCATGATTTAAGAGCTACTGTATTCAGTCTCTTATTGATGTCTATTATTCCTGCGACTTCTATTTTCGCCTTCCCTTTTGTGAGTAACTTATCTAATGTGTCATTGTCGGCAATTATACTACAGTCCGTTATCGGTGCTATGATTGGTTTTCTTTTTCGTATCCCAAGTAACCACAACAATCTTTGATATAAATCATTTAACTCGTAACATGGGATATATGTTTTATAACCAAAACCAATTCCTTGTGTGTACTCTCTACCCATCAAACATATCGGGAACATGGTTGGCAAATAGATTGGTTCTGTATCTCCCAATTCACTATCAACCCACGGAACATGTTTTACATACTTAAATGCCATCTCCAATGTTCTTGGATGAATCCGACACTCTGTATATCTTGGAGCAGCCGGTCCAACTGGCTCAACTCCAACATTCGTTCCAAAGTTTCCTTGCCCGACTAAAAATCCTTGTCGAACCAATTGTACTATTGTTCCGTAACATTCACCATGTGGATGATAATGACCAATGGTATAAGCGTCAACCTGTCGGCACTTTACTAATTTGTCTCTCGCTATCTTATAAGCTGATAATAAGACTCGACGCTCGACAGGTTTTAACCCATCAATATCTAACGGAAAATTCCTGTAGTTGGAGTATTGCCCATAATCCTTATACAGTCTCGGTAGATTTTGATCCATAATCCTCCATTAATTTCATAGTTTCCTCTTGTAATGCTAATCCATCTGGACGCATTACGGGGAATTTCAACAACCCCATTCCATTGTCTGCTCCAATTTCATCCATTCCTTGAATGAGTTTAATTGGATCCATCGGACGGCTTCCGTATCTGCACACCATTACTTTACCTGTGCATATATGCATAATGTATGCATAATCTGTCATACGGCTATCTGCCCAAGGCCATGGCCAGCTTTCTTCACCCTTCAGAATACCTGCCCTACCTCTGGACTTAATGAAATCTGTCACGATTTCTTCAAACATAATTTGGTTACCGGAGATCAAAATATCTGTGGGAATACTTAGATACCCTCCATCTTGACTTACACTTCCTATCCATTCCATTGAACCATCATGGTCCATTACATAAAAATCAGCTCGTGTTCCCATTGTTACTCTCTTTCGATAAATTGTTAAACAACGTCTCCATTTTCAACGATCTTTTCATCTTCATAAGGTGCTAACAATCTGCGTCTGATTTCCTCAGCCGCTTCGTTCAGTTCTCCCAAGTAGTTTTTGTAATTGTTATAACTTGGTTTAATGTTTCTTTTACAAAATGCGTAGAGTATATAGTTAAGGTCTCCATTTGCCACGACCTCTACATCATTCATTAACTTGACAACCATATCAAGATCTGGTCGTCTGTCTTGTTTGACGTATGGCATTATGATTTAATCAAATTGCAATAAAGGGGTTTCTTCCCTTTTTGCGGCTCCAGA